GTATAGGCGCTGGTGTCTGTCTTGTAAATATGGTAACTTACGTCCTCCAGAACCAGCGTATAGTTCTCGTTCTTAAGACGCTGTGGAAGCAGCAACGCTGTGGTCACAATCTCGGTTTGAATAAGCGTAGTCGTCTCTTCCGAGGTCAGTGTCTCTTCAACTTTCGTGTTCAGGCGTACGAACCAGTCCAGCCAGACAGGATTGAAGTAGTCCTGCTTCGTGATCGGGTGAGCGAGAGTAACGTCTGCCCAGGTCGGCGGCGGCTGTCGCGTCTCTGCCACTAGAGGGTTCCTATGTCAAGCTGCATGTCCATAGCCTCTAGACGTAGGCGAGTGTTCGACTGATGCCGCACATGGTGCGCCCGCCTGTTGAAGGTCCCTAAGTTCGTCAGCAGCGGACGCTCTGCCCCCAGGTCAACAGTGCGCCACCGCGTCCAGGCATCCACTGCGTAATCCTTATCATTGTGGCGGATCTGGAGAACACTCCCAACTTCCCGGTCTGCCAGGAAGCGCAGCGTAGTCGCCATCTTCCGCCGGTCCACTCCGCCGTCCCAGTTCGGCGTGTACAAGTCCACTGTGATCACCGCGCCATCGTCGTTGAAGTAAGAGCTGCTCACCACATAGACCTTCCCGTTGCTCACGTGCTGGAGCAAGTGCTGGTTACTGCTGTTGTAGCTCGAAGCCACGATCGGCACGTAGTTCCCATCTGCATCGGTCCACTGCCACCAGAGCTGCTCACGAATGTCATAGACCAGGGTGATATTCGCTTGTACACTCGTCAAGACGTAGAAGGTGTGGCCGTCGAGCTTCAGCACCCAAGAGTAAACCGTAGTGAAGACCACGTCGGAGAGCAGCCTCTCAATCGGCGGGGTAGAGATAACCTCGGCCTTGAGATTACTCATCAGCACGACCTGTGGCTGGGCCTCCCGCGTGGTGGACAGCCAGAGAAGCGTGTCATCAATCCGCTGGACGCTCTCCCCATTCGCACAGCCGAAGGAGACCTTCGCGCCTTGGACCGCGCCGAGGGGGCTCCCCGTAGGGTTCTCCGCGTCGTAGAATATCTCCGTGGTCCACTGCTTAAACGCGACGACGTAGACAAGCTGTTTCGCTATCGCGACGCCTTGGTCTGGCTCGATCTGAGCGGTGATGAAGTTCAAAGGCTCCCACGCCTCGGGGTCATCGAGGTCGCTTCCTTGAATAACCGCGGCGGTTGTCATGACGTAAGTCGTGGCGTCGAGGTATGCACTTCCTGGGACAAATGCGGAGGGAAAGTCCGCGTCTGTCACGTGAGTCAAGGTTGAGTCATCCCACGTGTAAGCCTCAATCCCATTCGCGAGGAACAGCCGCGGGGTTCCGCCGAGACACTCGCTGAAGTGATAAATCCCGTTCGCATCCACCGCCCCGAGGCTTGTCCCATTCTTGAACAGCGCCGCGCCGAAGACAGCATAAACATTTCCCCGCCAGTTGTACATCCCCCGGCCTGCCCCTGTCTCAGACAGACTCGCGATCTCTAGGAGGCCAGGTCGCTTATAAATCCGGTAATCGCTCTCCCCCGCTCTCTCCGCAAAGCAATTAACCATCCTCGCATCTTTCGCCGGCGAAGTATCCCGGTTCGCAGCCTGACTAACGAGCGGTAGCCTCTTTGGGATTCCAACGGTGTCAGACTGCTGCGCCATTACCGAAAGCTCCCCTGCGGGTAGGACTGCGCGATATCCGGCTGGAACCTCGTCGGGGCATCTTCCACATCCCAGTCCTCGAGCGCAGCCTTGAACATTGCTGCCCGCCGCTCGCAGCGATCCATTATGGCCTGGGGCTGCCCAGTTGCCAACTCGTCCGCCAGCCCCCAGCGTAGCGCAATCCTCCACTCGTTAGGGAAGTTCATCGTCTCATCCACCGCGGTGAAGTTTGTCACTTGGGTCTGCAGGAGGACATGGGCTGTTCCGAGGGCAGCGGTTGCATCTGGCGTATTCCAAAATGAGACAGAGAGCTGAGACTGGAGCTTGTTGACGAAGTATGAATTAACCGCGCCGCTGTTCCCGGTGACTTGGCTAAGACGCAGGTACTCTTCCCAGGAGAGCGGAGTAAGCGGGCGGCGAACATTGCTGGTGTCAAGGTAGTAAGCCTGGAGCACTCGATGCGGCTTCGCCATATCCACATCCCCAGAAGGCATGAAAGTGTAGGTCGCTTGGTCCGCGACCAAGGTCACTTCCGTGTCCACGTTGAGCCAGAGCTTCAGCCCGTCCGTCTGCCATAGGTTGATTAAGTCTGTTAACTTCCCCATACCTAAGACGATCTGGTCGCTGTCGGGAAACTGGCCAAGCTGCGTCAGCCCGGCGTCCTGGAATGCATCTTTGATCAAGGCGAATGGAGTGTTAAGAGCTGGTGCTGTCACGGAAGTTCTCCATCGATTAGGTAAGTCTCGGCAGAAACCGACTCAGGGTTGAAATTGCCAGAGACCTGGTACGTCTTCTCCACAGTGTAGAAACCGCCGCCAGCGTCTGTCAGTATGATTGTCGGCCGGGAGATGCCTTGGTGCCGCGTAGGTCCGTCGGCGGAGCTGACGCCCTGGAAGAGAATGACGGTAGCTCCTGCGTTGATTGATAACCCCACCGCGTTGCCTGTCAACACATATGCACCTGTGCCACAAGCAAGAATGCTGTCTTTCAAGAGCGAGGCAGCTTGCCCCGTTAGCAGATAAGCTCCCGTATCTGCCGTGAGGAGAAAAGCGCCTTGCGGCGTGTAGGTGAGAGCAGCGTCATTACCTGTAAGGGTGTACTCCCCCAGGACACAAGCCAATAGGCTAGCCTTGAGTAACCCCGCATCTTGACCTGTCAACGCGTAGGCGCCAGCCTCTGCAAGAAGCTGCCTCGCAGCGAGCAAGCCTGCGTCTTGCCCAGTTAAGCTAAACGTCCCGAGGTCTGCGAGGAGGCTGCTGGCCTTTAGCAAGCTAGCTGCTTGCCCGGTCAGCGCGTAGCTGCCTGCCTCTGCAGTAAGGGTAAACGTGCCCAGCGGAGTGTAGACAAGCCCTGCGTCCTGCCCTGTTAAACTGTACGAGCCAGTGGCTGCGGCCAAGAGACTCGCTTTGATTAAGCTAGCGTCCTGGCCTGTGAGGGCGTAGGTGCCTGTTGCACCGAGCAAGGAGCGCCCGGCGAGCAGCCCCGCGTCTTGACCAGTTAGTGCATAGCTGCCGGCCGCAGCAGTGAGTAAACTTTGCTTGGTGAGGGCAGCAGCTTGACCTGTTAGGGTGTACGAACCTGTTGCAGCCGTGAGGGTAAAAGCGCCACCAGCCGCCGTCTCATCGTTAAAGTATCCCCAGCCCGGAATCTGGTACTCGCGCCCATCCTCTTCGGCGTTGATGTAACCCCAGCCGGGGATTTGATACTGGCGAGCCATGCTAGCTCACCGTCCCCAGCGGATCAACGTACACGGTATAGCTCGCCTTCGTCAGACTAATGGTGAGGAAGTGGAGGCCTTCTTCCTCCGGCGTGAAAGTTACCGCGAGCTTCTGCTTGTTCGGATTCGTCAGTCCCGTGGTCGTCCAGGTCTCACTGCTGCTGGTCTGCGCGGCGGGCGTGGCGATGACGCTTGCTGCGGCATCACTGGCGAACAGCGATAGCGGCAATCCGCTTGTTCCAAGATACTGCACGCTTACATATATTTCATCATCATCCAGGGCGGTAACCGAATCATGGATAATCTCTACCGTGATCGTCTGGCTGGCCCCGACCGCCGTATTAGGAATGAAGATCGGCGGGGAATTCAGCGCCCCGCTCGGAAACGACGCGCTTGCTGAAGATGTCATCTTCCACGCGATCGGCGTATCGCCATCACTTGCGCCGCCGGTGCGCACGATCGTGGTCTCGTCCTTGATCGAGCCGAAGATATCCTCTTCCCAAAGCTGATAATTCGTATCGGTCGCGGAGCAGTTATGCATCGTCGCACGGAATGCGGCAGTTGCAGGAGCGCCTGCGAGCAACGAACCCGACCATGATGTGGGGAGCTTGCAGTTACGAAACACGACCAACCCCATCGCCGCAGCATTGGTCGTGACAAGATTCATCGAGGCGTCACCAGCAGAGAAGTCGAAGCCCTCGATAATTACGTCCTGCCCCTCGAACGGTGTCTGCGCGATGAAGTTGGTAATCGCCGCACCTGTGCCATCGATGCCGCCACCGGAGATACGAAGCGCCCCCTGGCTTGATCGTATGCCCTGCGTCGTTGCCCCGAACTTCAGCCAGCAGTTACGCAAGGAGCATGAGCCCTCAGTACCGCTACTCGTGGTGAAAAAGGTTATCCGTAAGGACGAATTCGTTCCGCCAATTGCAAAAGTGGTGTTGTCGTAAACCTGTCGATTATCGCCAGTGCATACCGTGAATCCGTAGCCGGAAGAGCCAGTCCCCGCGCTGATCGTGCCGCCGTACCAGTAGAACGAACCCCCTAGTGATATTAAGGACGCGCCTGTTGTCGTAACGGAGCCTGTCGTCACCAGCGCCGTGGGTGGTTCGGCCGCAAAGTTCGCGAACAGGATCTGGTTCGGAGATGCGATCGTGCCGGGGAAGTTCAGTGTCAGGACGGAAGCTTGCGTCTGCGCATGGTCTGATGCAACGAAGATCCGATCTCCAGCCGAGTGATCTGCGATTGCGCCGGTCAGGTCCGCATTAGATAGCGCAATGGTCGATCCATCGTCTGCATTGTCGCCGTCGCTAGAACGAACGTAGCCAGGATTCGCCATTACAGATCCACCTGATCTAGCATGGCCTGATACCTATCGCGAATGGGTTTCAACGTATCGGTCACAAAGGCGGTCCACTGCGGGTTATTGAGGTTGCGGTTGTAAGCCGCGTTGAAGCTCAATCTCACATCATTGCTTGTGAAGTCGCCATCTTGAACCCTGCCATACAGCCACCAGACCATGCGCGCGAATTCCAGTCGGTTGCCTTCCTGGTAGGTGAGTCGCAACCGATCCCAGAACCTGGCGGCAAACTGCGCCGTGCTCTGATGTTTGAGGTTAAGCGCCACCGATCACGCCCTCGAATTCCGCCTCGGCAGCCTGCGCCATCAGTCGAGTAGCGCGTGTGTTGGCAATCGCCTGATAATCCACCGTGTCCGGCACGGGCCCGTACTCGATCACGGTGTCCAGCAAGCCTTCATCCCACGTATGCGTCTCGATCACGCGGCGAGTGCCGTTCGCCTGCGCATGGCCCACAACGAAGGTGGAGGATGTAATAGATGCCATCTCTACAGCGCCCGCGCCATATTCTCACGCGCTTTCGGGTGCATCTCTTCCTCCGTCACATAGCGGTAGCTTCGCTCCTCTGTCTCCTCCGCCAGCGACCGCGCTCTATCCTCCGTTTTCACCCAAACACGCGCCGTGCCCTTACGCGCCCCTGTCACACCATCAAGCACAGATGACTCTACAACCCAAGGCATTAGGAGACCCTCCTTCCATACTGCAAGTTCCACGCCGCTACGGCCTTCTCCCGGTCCTGATCCACGACGGCTAGGCGGCAGAGCTTCGCACAAGCAATTTCAACCAGCTTAATCTGTGGCACTCCCTTCGGTGTCTGGGGATAGCGGAATAGACCTCTCGCGGGCGCCCCACAGGAATCACACTCCAGCGCTCCGCTCGCAATCTCCGCTGTTAACTCCTTCTGCAGTGCTACAACACGATTCGACAGAGGGCGCCAGGTTGCTTCCTTCTCCTGTGACGCGGCTTGGTACTTCGCCTTTGCCTCTTTGATGTTCTGCTCTAACAGTTCAATGCTCATCTCATCACCTTTAGACAAGGGTAATAAATCCGCCGGAGCCATCGAAGTCGACAGTCAGCGTCTCGTTTTCCGCGAGGGTTAAATCACTGCCGTAATCGTACCAACTGATCAAGGGATCCGCCGGCGAGGTCGGCGTGTCGTTGTAGACTACGATGTAGCGGAAGGCTGCAACTGCACCCCCACTCGCAGTTAGCACAAGGTCCGTCAAGACTAGCTTATACGTTCCTGTCGTGTGCGCTGAGGTAGATGTAGTAATAGCCCTTGTTGACAGGTTGGTATACGAAATCTCAGTGAGGTTGGCTAGGACTTCGTTCGTCGCGACTGGAGCGTTCGCAGCGGCTGTCAGCGCTAGCGTGAGCTGATCCGAACCTAGGTTGTGGACCTTGTGTGCCAAGTCCTCAACGAATTGCTGAAACTTGTTGTACGTTGCCATAGCGG